GTACAGGAAGCTCCCATCAGTGCCACAAAACCTGCCGTTGTTGTGCAGTTGCCAGGACAGTAGCTCCTTCAACTGCTCATCCCCTGGGAACAGGGCTCTGTAAAACCCGTGTTCGTATTCCAGTGCGGCGATACTGACATGCTGGTCAAACCGACTGGCGTCGAGACCCACTGCCACGGGGTCCTCAAAAGAGTCCCACATGGCCTTGAGTTCTCGCGCTGTGCCGGCGGCGTTGTAGCCCTTCATAATCGTCGGTCCTCCCCACACCTCTGCAACCGCCTCATACAAGGCGTGCTCAGCAGGTTTCAAGTACCTGCCAAGGCAGAGGTTGTACCTGGCTCCACGCGGTTGTATAATCCGCGGAGCAGGGTCAGGCTTGCTCTCAAGGTTCAGTGATTCTGCCTTGACGAATGCCTTGATGTTTGCGTCGGCGGAGTCGATCCCCCTGCACTTGAGGGACTCCGCAGCTCTCTCGTAGCGTGCTCGTTTTTGCCCGCGGTATGTCTGCAGAAACTCTGAGACTGTCCAGCGGGGAACTCGTTTGCACGCTTCGATAACAGCAGACCTGAACTCGACGCAACAATCAAAGGCTCCGGCAATAGGTCGAGGAGGTGGCTCTAGTCCGTTGGGGCCCACAACCCCGAAGACTCTCTCCTTGACCGCGCGCAAGCCATTAGCCACCGAGTTGTTATGCAGCCCGACCGCTCGGCTTGCTGCAAACCCCTCAAGGCGCAAGTAGCGCCGCACCTTAGGGTCCTTAACTGTGTCAAGACCACGGATTTTCTCGTCCACCCAGTCGGCGGCAACCCCGCCCTCAGAGCAAAATCCTTGACACAATCTAAGGCCCCCCTACCTACCACTGCCCAAAACCACGTGGCGCTCGCGACGCCCCAGGAGCCAGTCCGCCCATGAGCGCGTGTACTTCCGCTCAGTAGCGACCGCGTACTCGTCGCGCATTGCTGGCACAGTGAAAGCAGTCTCAACAGTCTGCTCGTACCTACTGGGGTAGAATACGAGGCGCAGCGCAATCGGCAGGATGCGGACCATGTCCTTGTTCCTGCACTTGCGCTTCGCCAGCATGTTGCGCAGCTCCACTTGAACCGCTTGGGCGTCGATCCGGGGGTCTGGGTTGTAGTTGCGGAGGGCCCGGAACTCTGTGGCCACCCGCCTGGCAGCCAGCACGTAGCAGCCATGGGTGGCCTTCCAGTCAGGCCCAAACTCCCCGAGCACCTCAGAAAGGTCCCCAGGCGCGTCTGATTCCGCAGACTCCATCGCCAGGATCGTCTGCGCCATTGCCTCCGCTCGGCGCGCGCGTCGGCGGCGGAGGTCGCGGCGTTGCAGGCCGCGCTCCGCCTCTCCCAGCGCAGCACCCGAAGCCGCACGGGCGATCCATGCAGCAAGCGAGATGACACCCACCCCTGCTAGGGCTAGAACCTCGACGGGCATACTCTACCTGGACAGCGTTGAGCTCGAATACAAGTCGCCAGTAGTAACGGTACAACTGACAACCTGTGAGGAGTCCAAGCCCGGATAGAGTGTCAACACCCTCGTGATCCAGTGCTCTAGCGCAGAGCAGACAATCCACTGCTGAGCAGTGAACTGTCTACCGTTAAAGGTGAAGTTGCTCAAGACACCACTCTCCAGAGCCTCCTCGCGTAGGCGTGCGGGGAAACTTTCGTAGAGGCTGGTGCTTAAGCGATGGTAATTGGGGAAAGCCAGGGTGATGTGGCACGATACGAGTGTGTGACACTCGCACACCGTTTTGCGTTTCCGCTCCCAGCTGGTAACTGGGCGATATCGGGTG